TCATAGTCGCAATTGCGCCTCCTCGTTGTCTCAAAAGAAACACAAGCAAGGAAAGCGAATCCAATGCGTCAGGCGAATGTTGCCGTGTGCGCTTGCAATAATCGCCTTTGCTTTCCACACGAACCAATCCTTGGCCTTTCTGCTTGTATCGTCTCGCAGTAGATTGGCGAACCAACTCCTCGCTACGGAACCCCGGCGAGATTTTCAGATACTCAAACTCAAGATATTTCGCTAGACCGAAAATCAATTCAGTCACAACGCCAGAATAAAGTTGTGATGCTGGCAAAGAATCGTCGCCAAGGATGTGAGTATCCGTAGCGGCTGTTGAGTAATTCACTCCAAGCACATCTCCCCACACAGAGCAAAGCGAATCATGGATGCCAGCACCATTGCCTGTTCGATCAACGCATACCCAGTTCGGAGCAATACGCATTTGTTTGCAGAATTTGATAATGTTATTCGCTTGCTCCAAAGTCGCGGCCTTTGGAAATGGAATCTGTGAGTCGAGTTGCAAGACAACCTTGGGTTTCTTGTAATCAACAAATCTACCACTCATTGGAGTATAGCCGTCAGAAAGCCCAAATCTGCCAAAAGAACAGATTACTTGGTCATTGCCCTCCAAAGCCAAATCGAACGCACACAGAGGCACTACAGGCCCAATAAAGCGGGTAATTCCCATGGCATTGTCCATCATGCTTGGAGTCATGATTGCCATGGATACACCTTCCTGTGGGAACCAGCCCCTAGCCATGGTATAATATTCTGCTGTTTTACCTTTGGATTCGTAGGCTTGATAACCTTCGTGCGTCTGAAGACCGGGGAATACAATCTTCTTCTCAATCACATTCTCGCATTTTGCGGCATCCAATCGCAAGATATGCCAACCATCTCGACTCTTCCATTCCAAGTCATCCTCGCAGTCAATCGAACCCCAGCCTGCTGTTGGCTCGCAACGCTTGCCAAATTCACTTGTCCTATCTTTCGGGTTACTTGCCGCAAAAATCTTGATTCGACCTTTTGCGCCTTCCGTATCCGCCGCAGACAAGATGTTCTGCAAGCCTTCCCAGACACCAGCAGGGACTTCTTCTGCTTCGTCCAGCACAACATGAGTCCTAGACATCCTGCCCCATTTAGGGTGGGACTTCCCACTTCTTGGGCTAGGGTGGAAACCACGGAGCGTTCCCGTTCCACTATCGCCCCTTGGAACAGCAACTAGGTGAATGCCATTTTTATTGTCGCTATTAGCTTGGATACTTTTTACAAGTGTCTCACTTCCTTCAAATTCTGGTCTGACCAATGCAGTAGTATAGAACTTCTTAATAGCTGCAAATACATTTCGTTGTGCGTGTTCGGCAGTCAATGACACAACTTTAATACAAGTATAGTGAGGATCACGCATCCAATCCAACAAGAACCATGCCGCCGCACCGAAGGTCTTGCCCATCGCGCCTGCACCTTGGATCAGCAATTTATCTTGATCGAACAAACATCGCCATGTGTTTTGACTCGACATTGGCCTCCAATCATAGACTTGTGGCCCCCAGAGAATCGTTGCCGCTGCTTCAAACTGATCTGCATCCAGCAAACTTTGGACATAGGATTGAACAATTTCCTTGGACTTTGGAATATCCAATTCAATCTTACCCTTCACACTGCCAGCATTTAGAATGATATGCTTTGCCGCATACACAATTCCAACATCTTCATCCCTGTCAGCCTCTTCCCGAATCTCCTCGGCTAACTTGATCGTTCTATTTACGCTTCCGCCTATCACACTAGTTCTGGTAGATTCCGTTCGCTCTTAAATCGAAGCAATACATTCCACACTTGCTCCAGCGTATCATCGCAACCCCTTACTCGGCGATTAGATTTGTTCCCGTCATCATCATAACTCTCAACATTAAACTCTTTAAACTCGCCAGAGTCATAACGCAGTTTGCTTCTGATCTCTTGCTCCAAGTCGCTAATAACAAGTAATGCATCTAATCCTGCCAACGCATAGGCATGGTCGTCTTGTTCTTCGGGTAGATTAAAAATTAATTGAGCCTGCATATTAAAAATAAGAATATCTATATACTACTTTTTGTTTAGCGTTTAATTGTATTGTTTTATTGAAATTCTGAAAATCAACTTTTGCTTGATGAATCGTTGAACATCCGCAAAGCGGAAAAATTAAAAGCAATATAATCTTTTTCATTTTATATTTTTATTTATCCATTCTGCAACTCGTTTAGCTTGTGGCGTTTCTTCTCTTATTATCTGATCATAGCAAACATCTCCGTATGACTTAAATATCTGGACATTATTTACTAACCATCCCATATGGTATCCAGAACGCATAAAGTCAATGAAATTCTGCGTAGCTTCTCTATCAACGACAAAGTTTAACTTGCCAAATTTATGCTCCCAATACTCTTTTGGTTGGCAATTAATATGCCCATGCCCACCTTGCCCCGGCACTGCTGCTGAGAAGATAATCGTCGGAGCCAACTCTGTTAGCTTCTCTACAACATAATCCGCTTCATACGGATCAATATGTTCTGCTACCTCCAGACAGATAGCCAAGTCATACTTTCCATCCTCATCAAACATCGACTTGATTGTTTCTGGACAACGCTTATCTGGATCAATGCCAATAACATCGTAACCCAACTCACGCAATGCTTGGACATAAATCCCCGGCCCACAACCTACATCAATTATTTTCATTTTGATTCATTAAGAAATACACAAAACAATAAACCATAACACCTAAAACAATATAGTTCATGGGTAATTCTTCATTCCTGCATACAATCCGTTACCATCAGCATACCAGCCTTTGCCTTCATAGACATCTAGAACATCGCTAAAATACTTCTCATACATCGGAGCTACTTTCCCAAGCGTGAAATTCTCGCCCCACTTCCTGCAATCTATCGGCTTGATGTCATCAATGTTGTTGATCGCATCCACAAAGTCACCCATCGTCCTGCATCGGAATCCTGTGATGCCATGCAAATTATTCTCTGCGAAACTACCCCAGTCTGTCGTTATCGTTGGAGTCCCACAAAGCAAGTTCTCAATCTGGACACCACCAAACGGCTCAATATACTGGCTAGGAACAAAACTAGCCTTTGCATTTGCCATCAATTCCTTACGCTTTACCACACTGGCATATCCGACATATTCAACATGGTCTGGTAACTTGTAGCCTTCTTCTTTCTGCCCTGCAATGACGAGTTTAACCCCTGCCTTTTCAGTGGCTTGAATCGCAACATCAACGCCTTTGCCAGAATAAACCCTGCCAAGATATAGGAAATAATCTTCTTTCTTATGGTTAAATTCAAAATCTTCTTCATCGAAATAATTTGGAATCACTACATCATACCAATCCTGTTTGCATGAACCAACGGCAGACATTCCATAATAGGCATGGTATATTGCATATGATTCAAACACTTTCCATCTTGCCCAGTGTCCTCCTGCATAACCAATGCCCGGCTCTACGCAAATCATGTCTTGATGAGCGTCACAGATTGGCCTCACTCCACTACCCCAGAAAGGAAGAATAAAATCATTCTTCTGCTTCCTCTTCCCTACTTCACGAATCGCGTTCTTATAAAAAGTCTGATAAGCGTGATCGTTCGTGTTGAACTTAAAGAATGTCTTCCTCCAATCATGCGAGCCATAAGATTTCTTAAAATCATCGTTAGTCAAAACTGGCACATTCTCCGTGCAGATTAAATCCGAATCCTCATGGCCATAGTGAATGACTTCATGGCCTCGTTCGACCATCATCTTGCCAAACTTTAAGATTTTCATCGTGTAGGCACACGCATTAAATTCTTTACTGGTTACTGTGTGGGGAATTCCAAGGCAGTGAAATCTCATGTGTTTATTTATTGTCTGAAATCCTAATTAATTCTATTCCGAAATCTATTGCAAGAGAAATGCTCGTTATGTCTCTGTCGTAAATATCGCGGTAAACTACTTTCTTGATTCCATAAGATGCAATAGAACGCAAGCAATCATTGCATGGAAGTAATGTCACGGCAATCAAAGCGCACTCGTCTGGCTTAACATATCGCAAAGCATTCTGCTCTGCGTGGACGATGTAGAGTCTTCGTTTTTCTCTGTCTTGCCAATCTTCGCGCATTCCAGCGGGGAAGCCATTGTAGCCAATCCCTGCCACTGTGTTGTCATGGCGCAATAAACACGCTCCAACCTGACGCCATGGGTCTTTGCTTTTCTTCGCGGCAATCGTCGCCAACTCTAACGCATACTCATTCCAATTCATTTCGCCATATCCTACGATTTATTTATTTAATGCAATTCAATTCACCATACCAGACGATTAAAGCTCAAAGGCTCGCAACTCTCCGGGGATGTCATCGGGAAACCTAATGCTGTCGATGTTAGCCTTGTGAAACTCCTCTATTTCCACGGCGTCTCTTAGCTCATCACGAAGGAAAATCAAAGCGGTTTCGTATTTGTCAAAAGTAGAACGCTCCGTTTCGTGAAGATATCCCATATGCTCGACGATGAAAACTGGCTCGTTTCCATAGCTCCATTTTGTTTCTATGTGCCAATGGCAATCTCGATCCTTGTGATGGTCTCCTGCTATTAGCTTGTGGTATTTCTCAGCCAGTTCTGTGATTTGCTTTTCAATCTTCATAGTCTAGCACCTCTTTGCTGTTCGTTTCCATCATATGCAAAGCATGATTCAGCTCGTGGTGAAAATGCTCCTCGGTGAAGTCACCCTGATTCAGTCGGAAAATGCAAGCCGATACCACGCGCAAAAGTCTAGCATAGGTGAAAGCTGCAGCGATTCCGGCAATGGTAGGATCGGAATACTTCGCGTAGATCGGCGCACCTTCATCGTCGATCTCGTCGCTTCCGTTGTTTTGAATCAGTCCCATCAACCATCCTGAATACAAGTCCAGCGAGTTGATGAAGTCATTCGGATCGATTGAATGCTCCTGAATGTCTAACTGGCTTTCTATGTCTCGCTGACCATCTGCGAATCCTTCCCAGTATTCTTGGCTTTTGTCACTCATTGGCATGATTCGCATTCTTCATCCATGGAACAAACGCGAGGAATTACTTCGTCAAAATCCTCGTCTGTTTCAATCTCTGGGCCTTTGATCTCTGAGCCGTGGTCTTTGTCGAGTGTCGGCATCTTGTCGAGTCGTTCAATTGCTGATTTGTCACTGTAGCTTTTCCCGTATCGGATGGAAAGCTTTGAAACATTCGCAGACATCGCGGATTCGATATCAACGCCGATGGAGTCGAGCATTCCTGAAATGTAAAAAAGCAAGTCGCCACATTCCTCGACGATATTGGCAATGTCGAGTTGCTTCCTGTAGATTGTTGCCTTCTTGATTGCATCGAGAAGTTCGCCGGCCTCTCCGCTGATTCCTATTGCCATGTGTAGCCTGTGGCAATCGTCAGGAGTTAGCTCTTCGGCGATGACTGAACCAGCCTTGCAAAGTTTTCTGACAAATTCTCTGTGTGTTTGATATTGCATAGACTTCCCCATTATCATGGTTTTTTCTCTACGCAATCGGTTTTTTCAGATAGAAAAATCTCTAGCAATCGCACCCCCTTTTCAAGTTCGGCGATGCTATCTTCTCGGCTCTTTAGTGCGTCCTGCAGCGTCTTGATTAGAAGGTCGGCATTTTCAGGCGTTGGGGTCTTGGCGTATGCATGAGATAAAATCTCCAGTTCGGTCTTGGTTTTTTTGGACATAGGGGCGTGGATGATGCCCGAAAAGCTTGGAGAGTCAAACACGGGGCCTCTAGCTTCGGCAATGGCATTGCGTGGGGTGTTTTACTGATCGGTAAAAATACCGGATGCGGGAGGAATTGGCGGGAGATTATTCCCGGTCGGTAAAAGTTGGCAATCTCCGACATTTTGAAATGTGGCTTATCCCATACAAACGG